AATTGAGAGCCAATAACTAGTCCTGTATTAGCTGTATCTCAAAATATAGGTTTAGCCTAACGAGCTCTACAGGCAAAGGAATATGTGAGGCTCTCAATAGATTTTATAATAAAAGACAAAGGAAACTATCATGTATAATCAAAGAACAATACAAGGTATTAAAAATTTAAAGATGAGGTCATACACCAAAATAGGTGATATTAAATCATTAGCAAGAAGAAGAGAATTACATAGAATAGACCCTAGAGTAAAGATATTTAGTAATATAAAATGTAGAACAAAAAGACCTTTTGAATTTAAAACTAGTAAAGAATTACCAGTAGTACCAAAGGTATGTCCTATATTAAATATACCTATGTTTGTTGGAGATATAAAATCAACAGATAATAGTCCTACATTAGATAGAATAGATAATAATAAAGGCTATATTAAAGGTAATGTTCATTGGATTTCAAGAAAGGCAAATCAAATGAAGAGTAATGCTAATTTTAAAGAGATAGAAATGTTATATAATTTTATGAAATTAAAAGAAGGAGGGAAATAATATGTTAAGTTTATTCTTTTCATTTTTAGTAATAAATAATGGTTATCAAGCAGCATATGTAAATGTTAATGAAATACAAGCCATTGAAGTAGTAGATATAGATGATGATAGTGGTATTTTAACTATCACATTAAAGGGAAATAAAGTAGAAAATTTAGCATTTAAATGTATTGACAAGAAATTATGGGAACAAACCAAAGATTTCTTAGTTAAATGTACATATGATTTAAGTAATATTGTGTCAAACAAACACTTAGATGTTAAATTAAATAAGGACCAATTCTAATGTATAATAATTATTGTCCTTATAAAACAAAAAAGGAATTAGTAAATTGGGCTAGTCAACGGTTTAACCGTTCTAAATCTCATTACCAAGAGATGCCAAAAAATAGGCTTTATGCGATATATTATAATTGCTAGCCAACAACTAGAGTAGATGATTATAGTTTCCTTTCCCCTACAACACTAGGGTTTAAACTATTATCTACTCTAGTAATATTTAGAATTGGCTGGCACACCCAATACAGAAGAGAAAGAGACTGCAGTGCTCATTATGTGAAGTGTGCCAACATTTAATTATAATAATCAAATAAAGGAGATATTATGTCAAATAACATAATAACAATAGAAAAGAATGTACCTATTCCAGAATTAACTAGAGGACCTGGTAGTTGTGGTAAATATAAATTTGTTGAAGAAAATATGGAAGTAGGTGATAGTTTTGTAGTAAATGGAAATACTCCTGATATTACACCTAAAGCTTTAAAATCTTGGGTATATAATAGGAAAAGGAAAGCAAGAAAATTGTCTTTAAGAAGAAGAACTTATGCAACAAGAACGCTTTCAGGAACTTGTTCTAATCCAACATCTATTAGAGTTTGGAGAATTAGTTAAGTGGATTTAGAATATATAGAAGATAAGATAGATGTATTCATTGAGAATAGCATCAAAGAAAAAAAACTAAGGAGAAAAATAAATTATGCGAAAATATTATGTAAAAGAGCTAATATTAGTGTTAATGTTCATTTGGATGGTAACAGCAACAACACAAATAAGTAAAGTATCAAACATAATTGTAGACAAAACTGAAGAATTGCAAGAAATGCGTGATGATATAACACGATTATATTCTTTTATTCATGAGTTACATGAAATTGTTTATAATTTAAAGAATAATATTGAAGATTTTGAAGGTTTAGATGCTTTAAGTTTTAATGATGCATTTGGACAAATGAGACAAGAATATGGGGCACATCACCTATTTGAATGGAGAGGTCGCTTATTCACAACAGATGTAGAAGATGAAAGGAACCAATAACTATGGCAGATACAAGAAATATTAACTTGTTAAATAATGGAGAATTTACATCAAGAGATGTGACTTCTTCTAATGTTGGAGAGCTTAGAAATGAGCTTGAGATACCAACTGATGCTAATGTAAATGTTGGCGGTACTATCAGACAAAACGATTTCGCTTTGGAAGATGGTGCTTATGTAGCATATACAAGCAATGATAAAGTTGGTGGATAATCATTAATCATTAAATAAAAACGAGGTTCAAGAGATATACTTGAGATGGTGGTGCGGAGTATAGGTAACCAGGAGAATGTCCTGCGTGTAGTTTTTATTTAGTATAAATTAGGAGATATTATGGAATATTTCAATGGAATAAGAGAGGTTGATGTCTCTGATATTGATTGTTTAAAGAATATGACACAAGAGACAGCAAATGCAATAGCAACAGGTCCACAAGACGCTTTCTTTACATTATTAGATAGATTTAATGATGATTTAAATTATTATATAAATGATACAATAGATGTTACAGACAAATGGAACTGGAAACCAGGAACATATGATAAAATAGATAAAATGATACTAAAAAAACTCAATTTTAGTAAAAAATCAAATGGCATCTATAATAAAATTAGTAAAATAAGAGAAAGAAGTAATTATTTAAACTATGTGATGAGAAATGCTCAAGAACTAGAAATTCAAAAGTATAGATTAAAGCAATCTGGTTTAAGTAAGAATGTTAATATTGCTGATTTTCAAGACAAAGCTAATAAATTAGTAGATACAATAAATACACAATGCAGTTTAGTAAATGATTTAACTGAAGGCAAAGTAATTATTACATCTTATATTAGCGATAATTTTGATAATAGATTAACACCAATATATTTAGATATTAAAATGTATGGATTAACATTATTTATTCATTCTGGTGATTCATCAATACAGGATATAAGGTTACAACCTATTCATTTAATAATGAAATATCCATTTAGACATTATATTAATAATCTAAGCACAAGTTGGAAAATTGTTGGAGAATACGGAGAAAATGATGTTAATATCAGATTTCCATATATATCAACATCTTATAGAGAGTATGACAATAGTTTTGGAACTGTATGTTTAGATAAATATAATGATGATATTAAAAAATCATTTATGAAATTAGACTATATTCAAATGGCTATGCATTTAATGAATTGGGCTCAATATTATCATATAAATCATTCTAATCCTTATAATAACCTAAAGTTTCTTCATTATGGATTACCAAAAGGATATTCTAAAGAATATAGAAGTACTTTATCTAGCATTGAATCTGACTGTGCATCTAGAATAGCTCGTATATACCGTCCAGACGATTCTATCACTTATTATAATGAGTTAGAAGATAATACTTCTATTTGTAATGGTATTGAATGTCAATTAAAGAGTAGTTGTAATGCATTTTCAGACAAAGATATTATTATGAATCATATTTCAAATCAATCAGATGAACATTGTCAAATTGAATCAATGATAGGACATATAGTTGAATATATTAATTCAATAGAAGAACGTAATAAAAGTTTTATCGCAGAAGAATCAGTTTATTATCTTGGTTGTGATTTTGGTGAACCATTTATTGAATTTCTATTTAGATGTATATATCAATGGTGTACTCCATTTAAAGGCGATGAAAGTATAAAAGCTTTTTATAAGCAACTTGTTCGTTATTATCATTATGAAACAAATGGTGTTGAAATTGAAAGAAATGAAGATGAAATTAAACAAGAAATGTTAGCATGGGCTACAAACCCAGAAAGGATGGGATAAAATGGAACTAGATAAACTATTTTATATACCAGAGAAAGACTGGTATGAGCTTCAAGGATGGGCTACAATAGCTTATGATGAAGACAAGAATGAAATATCAGGACTGATGACAGCAATACCTCAAAAAGATGGTAGATATAAACTCTGTGATGTAGAAATCCTTAAACAGGAGAATACAGGGTCAAATACCACATTAGATGGTGATGCTGTAGCTGCGTATAAGATGAAATATGCTATGAAATACCAAAATAAAAGTATGAAATATGTTTGGTGGCATTCTCATCATACTATGGATGCGTTTTGGTCAGGAACTGATACAAATGAGATTGATGAATGGAAAAATAGTAGTTTTTCATTAGCTTTAGTAATTAATCTTAAACAAGAGTATAAATTCAGAGTAAGTATTTGGAATGCTTGTGGATTACCTGTAGAACAACACTATGATATTCCTTTAACTGTAGAGAGAAAGAATGGTGTAAAGGTTACAGATAAGATGAAAACTCTTTATGAAGAACTTTGTGATAGTCCTACTTATGGTGGTAATATAAGGCAAACTGGATTTAATTACAATAATCATCTTGTTAGAACTAATAATGCTCATTTGGAAATGGAAAATGCTTTCACTGAAACTGTTGAGAAATTAGATAATCTAAATGATAGCTTTATGGAAGCAGGGCTCAATGTTAAGCAATGGCAATCAGCAATTAATGATATGAATAAGATTCTTAAAGAAAAGAAATTTCCATTTAGCATTAAAGAACCAAAAGGCTCTAAACAAGAGATTATTAATAAATTAATGGTTACTATATCAGGAGATATGATTAAGTGGGAAGATGAAGCTATAAAGAATCAAGTAGAACAAAGTTATATCTGGGGAGGTACATATGGATATTAATAGTCGTTCAGCAGGAATTATTGACTGTTTAACTGATTATACATTTCATATACTTGGATGTGGGGCTATTGGTAGCTCTGCATCCACTCAACTTGCTAGAATGGGAGCTGATAAATTTGTATTATATGATAATGATATAGTTGAATCAGCCAATGTAGGAGTATCACAATATACATTATATGATGTAGGTCATGCTAAAGTACATTCTTTAGAAACTAAACTTAAAGATATTAATGACCTTACAGAAATAGTATGTGAAGATGGATTGTTTAAAGAGTTATTATATAAAGGAAACAATCAAGATATAGTTATTATAGGATTTGACAATATGAAATCAAGACTAGATGCTGTATCTGAATGTTCTAAATATAAACTTAAATTGTTAATTGATGGTAGAATGGGTGCTGAACATTACCAACAGTATACATTTGCTAAACCTAATTACAATGATTACATTAAAACTTGGTATGCGGATAAAGATGGAAGTAGTGAACCTTGCAATATGAAAGCTACAAGTTATTGTTCAAACATGTCAGGGAGTTTTATAGCAAATACCATTCGTAAAGTGTTGACTCGTCAACCTTATGAAGTCGCTTTGTCATTTAATTTTCCCACTATGACAGTAGAGAAAAATACTTGTTATAAAGCTTGAAATATTGTAACTTAGGAGGCTGGAGAGAGGTAGTTGCCGTAATAAATCTAGAGCCCTCTCTCTAGCACCCTTTCGTCATCGTAAAATAAGAAGGAGAAATGATATGGCTTTGAAAAAAGTTAAAAGAAAAATTGTTTCTGAAAATCCTAAAAGTTTGTTATTATATGGAGCTCCTAAAGTAGGTAAAACATCTATTTTAAGTAAATTGGATGGTTGTCTAATTATAGATACCGAACAAGGAGCTAATATGATAGAAGGATATATAGAAACAGTAAATAACAGAGAAGAGTTAATAAAACTTCTAGAAAATGCTCAAAAAGGACATGATTATAAATATGTCGCTATAGATACAATAGACAGAATAGCAGATTGGGCTGAAAAAGCAGTTTGTGAAGCCGAAGGTGTTACAAATGTAGCAGATTTAGCATTTGGTAAGGGCTTTGGTATGGTAAGAGAAAAAGTGCTAAATACAGTATCTATAGTTAAAGAAATATTTCCTCATGTTATTATTATTGGACATAGGAAATGGGCTAAAGCAATAGTAGAAACTAAAGCTATAGTAGAGCCAGAAAGCTTGAATTTAACAGGTAAGTTAAAGAATATGTTAATGGCAGATTGTGATGCTATAGGATATGTGTATAGAGATGAAGATAAAGGTAAATTAATGGTAACCTTTAAATCAAACGATGCACTAGAAGCAGGTAGTAGAAGTCCTCATTTGGCAGGCAAAGAAATGGAATTTAAATGGAATCTTATATATAAGGAGAAGAAAAGAAATGGCCATATTTAGACCAGAAATGAACAGTGGAAGCAGTAGCTTCTATGGAGTATGTGAAATAGCAATTAAAGGATTTAAAGATAGAAGTTCTGAATTTGATTGGGCTGATATATTTATTGATGTAATTGTTAATCAAAAAGGTAGTGAATACACTAGGAATATTAAAGTAGCAGGTTCAGTAGAAAAGGATACAGATGGTAATATTACTGGTGGTAGTGTACTTAAAAGAATGTATGTTTTCTTTGATGCTATTGGATGTAAAGCAGGATTAAATATTAAGGGTGAATGGGAAGATGAAAAAGGCGAAAAGATTAAAGATATTGGTAAATATTTAGAAGATAATTTCGTAGATGTTACATTTCCTGATAGTGGAATAAATTATAATTTCATTGCTTATGTTTATAAAGAAAAGCCAAAGAAAGAAGGCGATAAAGCCTGGACAAGAGTATATCATAAAATATATTCAAATAATAAAGCTAATGTTGAAAAATTACTCAAAGATGTTACTTGGTTAAAAGGTAGAGGAGTAATTAAAGAAGCTACTGATATACCTGCTAATAGTGGGAATTCATTACAAGGAAGTGGATTGTCTAATTTATAATGTTTGTTGAGATTGCACGAGGGACTCCAGCTAATAGAGGTATGTTGATACCATATAATATGATAAATAACTATATGGAGCCGACACAAGCTTTATATCGTTCAGTATATCTCTATGGGCAGGACGCTAAAGATTATGTTGATAAAACAGATTCTCTAAAGAATTTCTTTGGCATTAGAAGTATAGATAAAATCCCTGTAGATATTGATAAAGGTGATAATTCAAATGAAAAAACTCTTGATATATTAAGGAGTATTATGCTAGAGCTAGAAGAAGCAGGGATTGGTTGTGGAAGCTTCCAACCTTACTTCTCTGGTTCTGGATATCATTTGATGTTATCAGGAGAATTATTCAATTTCAAAGCAAGTCCTGATTTACCTTATATAGTCAAACAAACCATGAATAAACTTATGCCTGATATAGATTTAAGTATTTATATGAGAACAGGTATATATAGAGTACAGCATACTCCTAATCAGAAAACTGGGCTATTTAAAATTCCATTGACTCGTGAAGAAACATTTTCGTTAAATCCAAGTCAAATATTTGAATTAGCCAAAGAACAAAGATTCGATTTTAAATATCATGATTTAGAAGCTAATAGTGAATTAGAAGATAGGGTTATAACAGAAGTACCTGATATTAGAGTATTTAATAAAATATCAGAACCAACAACATTAATTCCTTGTGTACAGTCTATGTTAAATAAAGGACCACAGCAAGGGAAAAGACATATAACAGCTATGAGAATTGCAAGTCATTTTAAAAGACACGGCATTCCAAGTCATTATGCTAAATTATCAATGCTATATTGGAATAATAAAAGTATGAATGAAACATCTATTAATGAACTAGTAGAAAATGTATATAATAGAAATTATAGATATGGATGCCAAGATAAAATAATGCTTGAACATTGTAAAACTCAATGTATTTATTTTAGAAGAAAGGATTATTTTGTTAATGTTAAAAATGCCTCGGAAATGCAACAAGAGCTAAAAGATAGACTAACTACTGATTTTACAGGAAAGACTATTAATTTAGGGAAAATGTTAGGTGTAGATAAAGAATCTATTATATATCCAGGTGAATTAGTTACAATATTTGGACCAACAGGTTCTAATAAAACTACATTTGCTCAGAATATAGCATTAGGTGTTGATTTTGTCAATAATTGCATAGTAAAAGAATGGCAAATACCAACATTATTCTTAAGTTTAGAGTTATCTTCTTGGTATGTGCATAGAAGACATCTTCAAATAGTTTCTGGAAAATCAAAGGAAGAAGTAAATCACAACTATGATGAGTTATATAAACATCATAAAAATGAATTAGAACATTTAGTTGTGCAGACGATTAGCCCTACAGTAGAGGGTATTTCAGATAAAGTTAGAGAAATACAACCATCATTGGTAGTCGTAGACTATATAGATTTAGTAGATACTCCACCTCATGTGAGGGGAGAATATGAAAAAATAAAATATATAAGTCATGGATTATCTAATTTGGCTGTGAATAATGATTTAATCATTATACAAGTATCGCAAGTATCTAGAGAATATAGTAGAAACGAAGTCTTAGACCTGTATGCAGGTAAGGGTTCTGGTGCAATAGAAAATGCTTCAAGAAAAGTGATTGGACTTAATGGACAATCTAGTAGTAAGATAA